TTTCAGAAACCAGAACACCTATGATAACAGGATTGCATTTAGGTGGAAAAGATGGACAACCAGTTGGTTGCATGGGTACTTTAACTCATAAACAATTACTGGATGCTATTTTACAGATCAAAAGTATTGATGGCGTATTGCAAACCGGAGATGGAGAACATTTTACACAAGAGGTATTAGGTGTTAATGTCACCACACAGGATGGCTTGCATGAAAAGAGTCCTATCAATTTCTTACCTGAAGGATCGCAATTTTCGTATTATGGTTCTTGTTCTGGAGCAGTTACATCCAGGTCTGATGTTAGGCGTACACCAATTTCGCATATTGTTACGGAAGTGACAGGTGTGGAAAATATTTGGGGTGCTCCTAAGATGAAACCGGAATGGTATGGTTGGCAGATGGCCTTGGCTAATGCTAGTAAACCAGGTGAACCATTTCCCCATAAACTGTTGAGCATAGCTATAAAGGACTACAAAGCACCATTGATTGAGTTGGTGCATACGTTGAAGTGGAAGGTGAAGCCATTGACGGATATGGAGAATGTTAATGGTATTCCAGGTTGTAGATTCGTGGACGCTATTAATTTCAACACATCCATTGGATACCCATTGAAAGGACCTAAGTCACGGTACGTTATTGATTTAGAGCCAACAAAGGAGGGTTATCCACAGAGGATGTTTACACAGGAAATTATGGATGATATTGAACGAGTTTTAGGATTTTATAAGCGTGGACAACGTGCATATACAATTGCTAAGGCTTGTAAAAAGGATGAAGCTTTACCTGTTGCAAAGGGAAAGTGTAGAATATTTTATGGTAATCCAATAGCTCTTACGTTTTTAGTGAGAAAATATTATTTACCAGTCGTTCGTTTCCTTCAAATGAATCCATTAATGTCTGAGTGTGCTGTTGGTATTAATTGCCATGGTCCAGAATGGGACGATTTTTATAATCATGTTATGACATTTGGTGATGAAAGGTTATTTGGTGGTGATTATAGTAAGTATGACCAAAAATTACCTTCACAATTGATAATAGCATCATTGAGAATATTAATCGATTTGGCGGAAGTTATGGGTTATGATCAGGAGGATAGAGACATTATGAGCGCTATGGCTGGTGATATTGTGTATTCATTGGTGGCCTTTAATGGTGATTTAGTGGGTTTGCAGTCAGGCACTCATATTTCAGGCAATTCATTAACGGTGATATTGAATGGAATATGTGGTAGTTTGAATTTGCGAGCTTATTTTTATACACAATATGCGTCAGACATAAAGTTTCGTGATGCAGCAAAGATCATGACATACGGTGATGACAACATTGGATCCGTTTCAGAAAAGTATCCTAAGTTTAATATTAAAGGGTGCTCAGAATTTTTAGAAGGTTACGGTCAAAAGTACACTATGCCCGATAAGGATAGTGAATTGAGTGCTTATCTAAAACCCGAAAATTTTGAGTTTTTGAAACGATTTAGTGTGTGGCATGCCGATTTAGGTGCGCATGTAGGAGCTTTATTAGATTCGAGTATAATGAAGTCCTTACATTGCTATTTGCGGCCTAAGAATGCGCCTTTAACTCCAAAGGAAGCATGTGCGACCAATATAGATGATGC